TCTACCGAAGCCCTTGCCATAACCGCTTAGCAATGTCCCCATACTACCGCCGACGCATTTTTGCGCGATCCATTGCCCTCTCTTCTCTTTCGCCTTTCAGCTGGTAATACGCAGCAAAATGAAGCAGCTCCGCATCTGTTAGCTCAGTGCGAAGCCTGCTAACGGTCATCCCAAGTTCGCAGGCCAGAAAAAACTCAAAATTGAGCCAACTGTCCTGCTTCAGTCGTTTTTTGCTTCTTCTAAGTCAACCTCTTGATTTAGGCCAAACAGAAACAGCTCAACGTCATTCAAAACAGTTTCGGGCAGCTGTCGTTGCAGCTTCGGTGCGTCAGCAGCCGCAAATGCTTTTGTTCCATCCTCAAGTTCTGCCATCTGACACAACATCTGTGTGCTGATGTCCAAGGCTTCATCTGTTCCAGCCAAGCCTTGCGCCTTTTTCCTGTCTGCGCGTGTGATTGGCTTGAAATACAAATCGACGACAACTTCGCCGTCTGCATTTTTCAACTCGAACTTGCGACGCTGGTTAAGGTCAAAAGCCTCAACCAGCAAATCAACAGTGCGACCGTTAGCAGTCATTCAGTAGTTTGAACGTATCACTCAAACTATAGCCGTATTACTCCAGGTTAGAAGTGATGGTGCCGGAGGTCCGAAAGTCGCAGGAAACAATTACCAATTCGCCAACAGTGGAAGTGATTTCCATGTCGGTAATGATCCCAGCAAAGGCAACGCTGTCAGTGCCTGATGTTGTCCCTGTCGTAAACAACTCAAAGCTGGCATCAGTTGAGTCGTTTACTTTGACCACATCCTCAATCAAGCCAGCTTGACCAGTTGCGTCAGGGTCATACACCAGCTCAATAGTTCCAGTGCCTGAAACTAAGCCACCAACAAAAGAACGAAAGGTTGAACCATGAACCGTGGTTTCATAGGTTTCTTTCGTAGTTGACAGGCTCCAGCTGCGAGTGCCAACAACCGTCGCAAGACTACCGCTGCCAGTTTCAAACTGGACTGCGCCTTGTTCTCCGCGAATGGTGGCCATGGTCAGAGTTCCTCAATGAATTCAAAGGTCACACGGACCTGAGTTTGCAGAAAGCCCTCAGGAGAAGCCGAAGCTATAACCTCTGGACCAGTTGGAGCGTCGAAGTAAACCCCCGACACAATGACCCTATTGTATAGGTCACGAATCCTCTTGGCGATAACGTAATTAGCGCCAGGCCCTACGCCTAATGCGCTGAAAACGTTGATGGTCATTAAGCCGACCATTCGATTTTGGGAATTGGTCGTTAAGCCTTGGCCTAAATACTGGCTAGCACCAAAGCTGACAAGGCATTGCACCCATGAGCTGTCAGGCGTTGGCTCATAGGCCATGTTGTGAAACACGACTGGGATCTCAGGGCTGCTGGCAAGCTCAGTTGCCAACCTGCCTTCCAATACAGATCTAATGGTGTTGAGGTCAGCAGCAGCCATTAGTTACGCCTCCTGAATGCTTCTACAATTCTAGGAACCCGATTTGTTGCAATTTCTTTGACGATTAAATCAGGGAATCCAGGAATAGTGCCTTGACGTGTTCGGTATTTGCCTCCCCAGCCTGGCGGCAAATTGTTTCCGTACAAAACCGGCTCGGCATAGTCCATGTTGTTTGTGATTTCTGCCCGAAACTTGCCTAGATTTGTTTGCCAAGCCCCGCGAAGTGTTCCCCCAGTGCCATGCTCTAGCAATGCTTTTTTAAAAGGGACTGTTTTACCTCTTACGGTAAAAAACATTGGCATAGAATCAAGTTCGCTTTGCGAATAATTGCTAAGCGAAAAAACAGGTGTTTGTTCTTTGACCTCCTTCTCTAACTCAAATGCAGCTACTTTCACAACTTGTTCAATCTCTTCTTCCATCAGATCTGCAATCTGATCAATCCTGATCTGACGTGCCATCGTTACACCCTCAAAATGAGTTCATGAGTGATCGCCGTGTTGTCCTGCTCTTGAGTTACAACACGAATGATCTGATGCACTACACCTTCGACCACAACACGATCCTTGGTTTCAGGTGCTGCCGGCAAATCTGCAACGCTGACAATTAAACGCTTGTCACCAGCTTGTATCAGCTCATTAACCTCGCGGACACTTACAGCCTCAATCACACCCTTGACTTCCGTGTCACTGACAGATTCAGCAACCACGCCAGTCGTGGTGTTGTAGCTGCCAGCTGTAACAAAACGAATTGTTACGTCACCGCCGAGCTTGTCGACGACTTTGCTCGCAGCATTTACTAGCGACTGGGCAAGTCCCATCAGGCAATGTATCCAATAACAGTGCCAGAAGTCAGCTTGACTGAAGTGATCACAAGACCCTCAATGCAAGACGATGTATTGAAGTTGATTGCAGTGGCATCGCCTCCAGCAAGGTTTTCGTCAATCCCTTCTGCCGTCAGCGTATGAATCACAGAATCCTCAAGCGCCATCAACTTCACAAATTTTGCAGTGTGAGTTGCTGTGTCGGTGATGATCGTTGCCTTTGTGGGCTCAAATCCAGATCCGTAACCCATGATCAGCTCCGTTTGATTGCGATGTTGCCTGGTCCACTGATTCTAAGACCTGTCAAGTACCTTTCAAACATTGGTGGCACACGATCAGCGCCAATGGCTCCGGTCTTGTCAGGTGTTACCTGAAGGCTGCCAATCTTGACGCTCTTGAAATCTTCCAAGCCACCAAGGCTTATGCCATCAACATTGTTTTTCAAATAAACAGCTAACTCAATCTGGGCACGTTTGACTTGATCAGGGATCTCTGTATCAGTGAAATAATCCTCAGAAATTCGAAACGGAAAACCAGTGGCGTAGGTATTGACGTACGTGTCAGGTTTTCTAACACCAGTTCGCGGCCATTGCCTTGCTTGCGTATCTGTTGCGCGAGCACCTAAAAATCTTTCGCGATCAAGCCTTTCTGCCGCAGCAGTCAGAGCACGATTGCGCGTGTCATCGTTACCAGTAGTCCACTTTGATACATCAGAACTACTGATCATCGCCTCCACAAAAGTGTCGGCTTCAGCCAGCGTTATGTAGCTGTTGGCGTTTGCGCCTCCCGCTGTTGCGTCGATTGTTACTGCCATCAGGCGTCACAGTAGAAGTTTTCTGGGCAGGCTTTTCAGAACTAGAGACTGCCGCTTGCGCAGCAGCCTCGCGTTCCTTCATCCGCCTAAAGGCGAATAAACCCATCAGGAGCTTGCGCCCTTCAGAGCTACAAAGCTCAGCACAATGGCTTCGCTTGCAGTCGAACCAACGTTGGCCACAGTGATTTTGAACGAACCAGCAGCAATGCTGTTGGCTTGAACGATGTAACTGCCAGCAGTACCGGCAGAACTGTGGTTGACCACCACCACATCAGTGGCAGAGATTTTGTCGTTGTTGACTTGAAAAGTCACCTCAGCAGCGCCAGCAAGCTCAGCGTTGTTAAGAGTGATCTGACCGGACTCTGCATTGAGAGTCACGGCTGTGCCTTTGTTGGTGGCCTGTGTGACAGTGCCGCCAGTAGCAGGGCCTACAAGGTTGCCTGCTGTTGCCTCAAAAATGGATGCCATGGTTAGTTACCTCAGTCAAGGTTGCTTGTGTTGGTAACCCGCACGATTCCAATGTTGTTGGTCTCGTAAACCTTGGTCCAGTTGCCTACTGTTTCTAGTTGTGCCCGAGTTGGGTTAGAAACAGAAGAAGAGAACGCAGAGCCGATCGGGTGATACACATAGTGCAGGTCAATCGACATTGCATCGCTTTTGGCGAGAATGTCGCGGTCAGTCTCAGTCTGTAGACCAAGCTGCTCACCAGAACCAACAGCCCCCTGAGTAAACAGGTAAGTTGCGTATTCGGTAGAAGAACCTGAACCAGTGGTCTGCACATCAGCAGACACAATCACACGCAGCCCCATAAAGGTTGGAACCTGCACACTGCCAAAGGCAGGAGCGGTAGAACCAGAATCAGCGGAAGTGTCAGGCGCACCTGTGTTGTCGTAGATCATATCGATCGCACGACGCTCCATTAGGTCGTAATAGACCTTGGGGTGCATAGCAATAGCAGTCAGCTTTTCGCCTTGATCACCCAGAATGGATTTGGCTTCAACGATTTGACGAGGGCCAAGCACAGTTGGTGTGTCACCACTTGCACCATCAACGGTCAAGCCGATGAATGCTGAGCTGGCGTTGTCATCGACAGCACCAAACACACCAGCCAAACAGGACAAAAGATCCTTTTGACGCTGGTTGGCAATGTAATCAGCAATTTTGTTGCCGATAGCAGCCATTGGGTCAGAACCTGCAGCCAAAGCCGCAAGATCCCTGCTTTCAAAAGCACGGCCACGATGCAGAACAGCAGCAACCTGCTTGTCTGCTGTGATCTTGCCAGGAGTTAGTGAAGAGCTATCCGTCAGACGCTCAAAATCGCCTGACAGGTTGGCTTTGAAGTGCGGAACTTGCACGAAGTCACCACCATTCTCAGAAGCATTCAGCTCAGCCATAGGTTGCACCACACCGGAAGCCAAAAAGGCATCGCGCTGGGTGGTGGCCTCTAAAACGTATGGCGTGAAAACCTCAGGAATGATGATGTCAGAGCGAAGAGTCGCCATGACAGATCCTCAAAAAAGATGTTTACGGTGTGGGCGTAACCCAAACGGCTCTGCGTAGCTTTGCCTTATCCCGCATACTAACGGTTCGCGGCAGTTTTCAACCTCTCATACATGTCGCGATCTGTTCTAAACAGTCGGGATTGCTCTGTCAGGTTGAAAGTTTCTTTGGCAAACGGGTTTTTTGTGCCTGCAGGAATGTCTCCTGAATAGCTGCGACCAGAAGGCGCACCACTGCCTTGCGGTTTTGGTGCTTTCTGCATGTAACTCGGCAATGACTTGGCCCATTCGCCAATTGGCTTGCGTTCATAGCCGTTGACAACAACAACAGTGCCATCAGCCTCGCGTTCAATCTGATCTGGCTTCAACAAATCAGCCTTGAATACAATGCTTGGATCATGCACCACATCAGCTAACGCAGTGTTTGCAGGTGCAATCAGCTCAAGTTCACGCACCCGAGCTTCTAGCTCTGCAATGCGCTTGTCCTTTTCCGATGTCGCCTCACGGAACTGCTGCTCCAAAGCCTGTCGTGCTTCGGTGTACTTGCCCTGTTTTTCCAGGTCTGCTTGTTCCGCCTTAGCTTTGAAGTCCAGTAGCTCCTGAATGTCAACGCCATCAGGGATGGATTTTGTTTGCTTGAGCTTGCCGATCAACTCGAAGTTTTTCTTTTCTAATGCTTGAATGCTGTTTTTCAACGCATCAAGCTCAGAATTGTTTGGAGCTTCTGGAGACGTAGTCTCTTGAATTTGCTCTTCAGCCATGAATAACCCGTAAGGTTGTTTTCAAGACCACTTTACTTTGTCTGCCCAATATGCGGCAGATGTTTTGCCCTTCGCGATATTTTTTGAATGACGTGCTTTGAACGAAGCACGTTTAGCTTTATCCGAATCACTCTCGCCTTTGCGCGGAGGTTTCGTCTTAGCGCCCTGTTGACCAAACCGAATGAGCTTTGGTTTATCGCCAACTTTGACGACAACAGCGTGACTTTTGCCGCTTGAATGGTTTGGCGTACGAATCGGCTTGTCAAAGCCTTGAAACGTGTGGCCACCACGTTTGATTTGAGCCATTACTTTTTCTTGCGCTTTTTCTTCAACAGATCAGCGTCAGCAGTTCTAGCTCCGCCTTTGCCTGACACAAAGCTGTTGACTCTGCCCATAGCCCAAGCAGCCATTGGCACATTGCGCGAGCCACTCGACAGGTAAGCACCTTGACCTCGCCTGTAGACAGCAGCCAGCTGCCCATAGGTGAAGCGCGACTTATCTGCCTTTTTTTTGAGCGCGGCCTTTGTTGCCTCGCTTAGTGGTTTTCTTTTTGGTGCCACCTTGTTTGGTCCGGGATGCAGAGACGGATTTGATGTCAATGAACTCACCGCGCTTGTAGGCGTCAGCAGTTCGCTTGATCTCACGCGCTTTCGCAGAACGATTTTTAGCACCTGACAGGTACTTCTTAGGCAGGCCAGTGGCCTTGTCCTTTGGGGTTCGTCTCTGCTTGCGTGCCATTACTTCTTCTTTTTCTTGGGCTTTTTCTTACCCATAGCCGACTGAGGCTTCTTAGGTCCGGTGTAGCGAGGCATCAGGCGTCTCCCTTAGATGCTTCTGTTTTAGCAGCTTTGCCCTTTGCAGCAGGCTTACGCGGTGGACAAGACGGTGCAGCCTCTTCCTGTTGCACCTTGAACTTGTACTTAGCTGGTAGAGCCATTGGGATAACGACGACGTAGCTGCTCCAAGGTTAGCTCTGATCCGTCCTGGCTAACAAATTTGCGGATTGCGTCTGTTGGGCCGTACTTTTTAACCAAACGGTTGAAATACGGAACTTTGCTTGCACCAAGAACGTCTTTTTGCGTTTCAGAAGGCTGCAAAGCAAGCCACTCTCCATAAGTTTGACCGTCAGGCACTGTGCCTTTCACACTTGACCGCAAAGGGCCAAGTGTTGTGTTGGGCCGTCTCAACCTGTTGCTAGTTGGTCTCGGGATACCAAGCCGCTCATAATCAATCAAAGGAACAGTTGTAGACCTGCAATTAAAATGTTGAGGCGGCACTGGACCTTTCCCATAGTCAAACTCCTGGCCATCAAGAGCACGGCAAATAGGTGATGTCCTGCTATCCAAAGTCGCTATGTACCGATACCGACTGGTGACGCTTTGATTCGCTTCGTAAGTCTGCTGGCTGGAAGCGTTAGCAACTTGATTCACGCTTGTGCGCACTAACGCCATCACCTGATGATTTGCCACCGAAGTAAGCTCACCGCCAGCTTGAGCGAGTTGTTTCACTGATAAACCTGCTGCGCGAACTTGCCCGCGTGACAAAGGTCCTGTATCTCCAAAACGTAAACGCCCTTTTAATCGTCGTGCAATCTTGTCCGTTGACTCACCAGTCAACAAACCATTCCGCACAGTTTTGGCAAATAGGTCAGCCTGTGATTCAGCAAGACCGCGAAACGACTTGTTCAGCACTTTCCCGTTAGGCAGCGTTATTGCTGTTCCTTGCGTTGCAGTCAGCTGAAAAGTTGCAGGCGCTCCAGTCACAGCAGCCTGCAGGTCATCGCTTAACGAAACAACATTGATTGCTGTTGGATCAACCGTTGCTACAGACTGCGCAAACTGCGGACTGATTTGAATGCTGCGAATTTGATCACGCAGCTCAAGCGGTAATGCCTTGCGTAGCTGTTCTTCAACAAACTCTGACTGCAAAACAGCCAAACCCTGCAGCTCCTCAACAGCAAGTGCAGTGCTGGCTCCAGCCCATCCTTCTAACGATTCTTTAAGTTGAGCCAAAATTACACGCAGCCTTGCTGCTTTAGCCGGTGCTGACAACTCATCAATGCCACGCAACCGATCAACAGCTTCGAGAATCAAATCGTTGTAAGTGACAGCAATGCGCTTCGCAACGCTGTTGCTAAAACGGTTTAAGTCAACCGCATTTCGATACAGCGCAGCTGGTGTTGTCATGTTGGCTCAAGACCTAGTTCGTCAGCCGGTGCAATACACAAAGTTGATACGTCTGCACCATCGCGCAACGCATCACCAACAACAACGGTTAGCTGCTCAATGACGTTTACATCGTAGTTGTGAAGTGCCGTTTCGGTGACTCCACAAAGTTTGCCATCACAAAACCAAGTAAACCTAATAACCGCAAAATACTGACTATTTAGTTCATCTTGTGCAAAATACAGCACCTGCTTGCGTGGTGGCCTTGGCCTCTTCAGCTTGTCTAGCCAGCTCATTATTCAGCATCCTCAACTTCCTCCGCTTCTGGCATCGTGCTTTCTTCTTCTGGCTCTGGTGTTGGCTCAGGCGTGTTCATCTCTATCAATCCACCATTTTGCGTAGCTTCTAACTCGTTCTCAACGTCAAAATCATCGCCAAGCACTTCGCCAGCTTCTAGCTGCAACAACAGTGTTTCCTGCGTAATGGTGCCAGCGGTGTAAAGCTGCAACAACGCTTGAATCTCTAAAGGCTCAAGCCTTGTCCCCAAGAAATCACGGTTCACCAAACTGCTGCCAGCGTTTGCCTCCTGCATATATTGAGCATGAAAACGCAAGCAATTATCGATCATGTCTTGCATCTGCTGCGCCACAACCATCATCGTGCTGTCACCTTGACTCCGGTCAATGCGCTTAGCCTCTGCCGTTTCACCAACCAACTTGGAACCAAGCACAGCAGCCAAACCTAGTTCGTTGATCTGTGACGCAATCTGCTCAAGCCTGCGAAACTGCGCGTCGTAGCTATTGCCTGCAGGTTCAATATATTTTGCGTCAGCTTCACCGGGAGATGGCAACGCAATAGCTTCTCCTGGGCCTGCGCTGATTTCTTCTGCTGACTGCGGAAAACCAAATATTGCAAGCATCGGGACAGCACTGATATGCAACTGATTTGATAAATCAGATTGCACTTGATAATGCTGAAGGTTCAACTCAGCAATATCAGCAAGAGGTGGAATTGATTCCAGCACTCCCATGCGGTTTGAATAGGCAACACTAAAAGGAATTTCACTCAGGCTTGTGCGGCCTTCATCAACAACTTTAAAATCACCTTGCTCATCTTTTTGGTGAATTTCAAAAGCCCCAGGAGTTAAAACTCTGACTTGCTCAACTTGCTTTTCACCATACAAACCATCAGGGACAACAATTTTTTCTTGCAGCCTAAGTTGAGTTAGTTGTTGCTTGCCATCTTTAAGCTCTGTGCGCCAGCCAAGAATATCCCTAGGGCTCACCGACACCCAGTAAGGACGGCCGTTGTCACCAGCTTTAGGAGCATCTACAAGAACACCAACGTGCCCATACCTGATGCAAATCCTGCTGGTTTGAAATAACCACGTCTGCAGGTCGTTGCCTTGCAAGTCAACATCAAACAGCTGCTCACGGATTACGTCTGATACATCGTCCAGGCGCACAGGCTTGCGCGTCAGCATTCCTGCCAACATGCGTTCTAACCTGACGTAATACGGTGCAAGCACTGATCGTTGCAACCTGTTGTCGTAAGCCTCGTCAAGTTCTCTTGGTTCTTGCGGCAAAAACTTGCGATGGCCTTTTCTGATTTTGAACGTCCCACCGAG